AACTAAAGTTAAGGAGTTAATCAATGCCTAGTATCACTTTTGTTAACATGGATGGTGAATCTAAAACAATGGATCTTACTACCATGACTAATAAAGAAGCACTATTTGAGGGATTCGATCATTTAGATAAATCTTTCAAAGATCCTCAACCTTACACCCAAAAGTTAAAGGATGAGTTGGTTAATTCCTAGTTTATGTTTACTATTGCTCCTCATTTATTGGGGAGCTTTTATCTACCCAGAAAGCAGATTATGACTCAACTAATAGTAGTTGTTTGTTTAACTATTCTTATTTCTATTTTACTTAGACACATCTATCAAAACTATTAATCATGACTTTAACATTCGAAACCACTCACGAATATTATGTTGGTGATAATGCTGATATGCATTATTGCGAAGAGCATGAAGGTTTAATGATATCAAAAGATTTTCAAGATAGGATTATCATTAGAGGAATAGATAAAGAAGTTATTGAAAGGTTTATTAAAAATGTTAGTACCAAACTATCTACATCACAGCAAAAAACAACCAAAAGGAAAACGCAAACCAAGACTAATTCAACAGTCTAAATATAAATTAAAAGCTTTAAAAAGAAAGCTTCTTATTATTTGATTGCACACTCATTCACACTCATCAAGGACTTAGTTCATGTCTATGGATTCTGCATATTATGACTTATACCCAATGGAGGAACCTATGAAAGCAGCTCTTGAAATGTACAAAGTGACATTCCAAAGCAAGGACTCAACTGAAGAACCATTCTCTGTTTGGAGGTTAGCCAAGGATGCAGAAGATGCATGTTGGCAAGCTAATGAAATAGCACGTGGTTCAGAATGGAAACTACTAGACGTTATTAAAGATGACCAAGAAAAAACAACGCTACTTCCATAACAACTGGCAACAGTACAAGGACTCACCTGATGAATTCTTTCTTGCTCATGAGTTTGATGACTTTATGAATTGGAAGGTTGCTGGATGGGAGTTACCTAGTTCTGTATGCTGTATAATCAGGGAGACAGATCAAAAGACTAAGAAAGTCAAAGAGCATGTGTATTCTAAACGTAGTTATGCGTTAAAGAAGATACATTCTCTAATGGATCAAAATAAAGAATTCACTATATGTGATGAAACACAAGTAAACGTTATGTATCCAGACCCATGATTACAATACTACCCTACAGTGATTATTATTTCAAAGCGTTAGATTCTATACCAAAAGAGCACACTCATCGCGACGAGATAATATCATTATTAATAGATCAAGTTATCGATGATTCTTATGGCTACTCCACAACAAATAGCAGAGCAAGTAGCACTAGAGAGGGATCAGATTAGATTAGGACTTAAACGTCTTAGAAAGAATACCAAGGACTTAGAACAAAAAGATTATGGTTCAGCTACTGTTTATGGTATTGCTTCTATTGATAGTTTACTTCCACTCGTAGTTAAACAGATAGAAGATACTAACAACCGAATAAGAAAAGGTCAAGCAGGTAAATCTTTTAAAGAGATTCAACAGTACCTAGCAGACCTAGAACCACTAGCAGCTGCTGCTATCGCTCTTAAACTAACCTTTGACAAGGTTTTTAGTTATAAAGAAAGCAGCAATCAACTTGTTAAAGTATGTGAAGCGATTGGACATGCAGTAGAATCAGAGTGTCAAATGAGGCATTATGAAACTAAAGCACCTGGACTATTGAATGTACTTAAGAAGAACTATTGGCATAGATCCATCGGTACTAAGCAAAAGGTTATAGTAATACAAACCTTAATGAATCGTTATGATGTACAACCATGGTTAACATGGGGACAGGTTAATAGAGTTAAACTTGGAGGCTGGTTATTAGATTGTATAATGCAAACTAGCAACTGGTTTTACAAAGACATAATACAACAAGGACGTAAGCGAGTAACTTATGTATTCCCCACACCTGAATTCTTAGAGATCAAGGACAGAGTAATGAAAGAAAGTGAGCTATTTGCTCCACTTGCATGGCCAATGTTGATAGAACCTAATGATTGGGGTGAAAAACATGGGGGATATTTACTAAATGAGGTAATGCGTGGCCATGAAATGGTCAGACGTGGTAACCACACATCTATACAGGGAGAAACACCCGTATCTTTTCTCAATAAGATTCAGAAGGTTGGCTATCGTGTAAATCCTTTTATACTAAAGGTAGCTGATCATTTAGAAAACAGAGGGATTAGTGTAGGAAAGTTTATCCCTATAGTGGAAATGCCACTACCTCCTAAACCTGTTGATATAGAAACTAACAAGGATAGCCGTAAGACCTACAGAAGGCAAGCTGCAGAGGTCATGAATACTAATGCTAGTGCATTTAAACGTTCATGTCGTACAAGGATGACTCTTGAGGCAGCGAGGAGGTTTAAGGATAAGACGTTCTACTGTCCATGGTCTTTTGATTATAGAGGTAGAGCGTATCCTATACCCTCATTCCTAACACCACAAGATACTGACTTTGGGAAAGCACTCTTAATCTTCGATAGAGCTTCAATGGTTACACCTGAAGCTGAGAAGTGGTTAGGTTTCCAAGTTGCTACAACCTTTGGTCTTGATAAAGCACCAATGGAAGAGAGGCAGCAATGGGTTAAAGAAAACTGCACACTCATCAGTGCGGTTGCTACTAATCCTTATGATGTTAGTCAATGGGAGAGTGCTGAGGAACCTTGGCAGTTCTTAGCAGCATGTGATGAGTACTATCACTGTGTTATTAAAGGTGATAGAAAGGTAACCAGTTTACCAATTGCTATAGACGCTACATGTAGTGGTCTCCAGATATTAGCTGGGTTAGCTAGAGATGAATCAACAGCTAAGTTAGTTAATGTAGTTAGATCACCTATGCCACAAGATGCCTATAAGGTAGTGGCTATGATGTCTAGAGGTAACATACCTGAAAGATTAAGAGAATATTGGGATAGGAAATGCTGTAAACGTGTAGTTATGACTATACCTTACAATGCTAAACCTTATTCTAATAGAACATATATTAAAGATGCTCTTAAAGAGAAAGGTATAGAGATAGATAAAGATGAATTAACTCAAACTGTCACAGCTGTCAGGGACGCTATGCATAAGGTTGTACCTGGTCCAATGGCTGTTATGAAGTGGATAGAGGATGAGGTCTCTAAAGCTTTATCTAGGGGTGTCTCAGAGCTAGAGTGGATAACACCATCAGGCTTTGTTGTACATCAGAAGATAATGAAGAAAGCAGTAGAGATTATTGAGTTAAAACTATTAGGTCGTTGTATGGTTTCAGTTGCTACTGAAGATAAGAACGAAGTAGATCGTGCTAGACACAAAGCTGCAACTGCGCCTAACTTAATCCACTCACTCGATGCTTCATTGTTACATATTGCTACAATGCGGTTCAAACACCCTATCGCTTTGATCCATGACAGTGTATTATGTAGAGCGACGGATATGTCTATCCTGTCAACACTAGTTAGAGAGACCTATATGCATCTCTTTGCTAAACAAGATTATTTAACAGACTTCGCTAACCAAATAGGAGCGGAGACTAAACCCCCGATTATTGGAGACCTTGAACCCTCCAATGTATTGAAATCCACTTATTTCTTTTGCTAATGCTAAATTCACTACGAGCTTTTGATAGCTTCTTTGGCCCACCTACTATAGTTGTTGTCTCTGAAGAGAGACTTAAAGCAGCTGAGTTAAAGGCAAAAGAAGATCAACTTGAATCAATTGAAGAAAGAATCAAATCTTTCACAGACTATCGTGACACTCTCAAAGAAGAGATCAAGTCATTGACTGAACCACAATCCTTAGAGGAGGCTTTAACTGGTGAGTAGAACTATTCACAAGACTGACAAACCCGTAACCCTTGATGGCTTTCAAGCTGTACTTGCACCTAGTAAGTTTGGTTACTCCTTAGCTGCTATAGTAGGTGAGGATGTAGTAAATAAGCTAGACACTGAACGTAAGGAAGTACTCAAGTGGGCTGAATCAAAACTAAAAAACCCCAAAAGATCCACACTTAAACCCGAACCATGGGAGGAGGTATCTGATGGTAAGTACAAAATTAAGTTCTCATGGAATGAGGACAACAGACCACCAGTTGTCGATACAGAAGGAACACCCGTTACAGATGTTAAAACACCTTTATATGGAGGATCTACTGTTAAACTTGGCTTCTATCAAAAACCTTATATCTTACGGGATGGGGTTACCTATGGTAGTAGTCTTAAGTTGGTTGGTGTACAAGTTGTCTCAGTAAAAAGTGAGGCAGGTGTTGACACCGGAGACCTAGATGAAAACCAAGTCGCTGAGTTATTCGGGAAGACCGCGGGCTTTAAAGCAAGTGATCCGAACGTTACTCCTACTACAGATGACCAGACCGAAGAAGAAGATTTCTAAATACAGATCCAAGCTTGAAGAAAAAGTCGGAGATTTACTAAAAGGACTTGATGTTAACTTTCAATATGAAACAACTCGATTTGCTTATACGATCCCGCACAACTACACACCTGACTTTATCCTGCCTAATGGGGTTATTCTAGAGTGTAAAGGCTATTGGGACTCTGAAGATAGAAGAAAAATAAAAAGTGTTAAGGAACAGAATCCAGATATAGATCTGCGAATGGTCTTTCAATCACCCTTTAACACCATAACTAAAAAATCAAAAACTACATACGCGCAATGGTGCGATAGGTATAACATACCATGGACATCATTTCAAAATATACCACTCGATTGGTTGATACAGAGAGCGAGTTCGTAGCTCACCTGCCTTGTGATAAGTGTGGCTCCAGCGATGCAAATTCATTGTACACTGATGGCCACACTTATTGTTTCGTCTGTCATAGTCGTACAACAGGCGATGGAGAAGAATTACACACTCATCAAATGAGCAACACCGTCCACCTAACTGGCTCTGCCGTAAGGCTGCAGAAGCGTAAGATATCCGTAAAAACCAACCAGTTCTATAAGATATATAGAGACGGTAACACATTAAGATTCCCTTATTATACCAATGATGGTATTTTAAAGGGAGTCAAAGTAAAAACTAAACAAAAGGACTTTTTATATGAAGGACTTTCCACTGACACCTTATTTGGTCAGCATTTATTCCCTGCTACTGGTAAGCGTGTCGTTATTACTGAAGGTGAACTAGATGCAGCCTCATGCTACGAGGCAATGTCAGGATGGCCTATGGTCTCGTTACCTCACGGCGCGGCGTCAGCGAAGAAAGATATTCAAAAGCAAATTCCGTGGCTTCAAGGCTACGATGAAATCGTATTATTTTTCGACACCGACGAACCTGGCCGCAAGGCTGCGGAGGAGGCGGCGAACGTATTACCACCTGGTAAAGTTAAGATTGCTCGCCTTGTCACCTATAAAGATGCATCTGACGCGCTTCAGGCAGATGATGCAGAATCTATAAGAAAGGCTATATGGGATGCTAAACCTTATAGACCTGATGGGATAGTCGATGGAAAGTCACTACTAACACTAGTAACAACACCAGAAACACCATGTCAACATGAATACAAATTCAAAGGATTGCAGGAGAAACTTCACGGGATACGGTACGGAGAACTTACGACAATTACTGCGGGGTCTGGTACAGGAAAGACATCATTCTGTAGGGAGCTTGCAGCTGGATTATGTGATTCGGGAGAGTCAGTTGGAATCTTGGAACTTGAATCAAGTAATAGGAGAACCGCCCTCGGACTCATGTCAGTCGCTGCACAAGAACCCTTACATATAGGAGAACATGAGGAATCAAAACTCAAATCTATTTTCGAGCGAACTATTG